AGAATGCTCTATACACACCGAATCCAGTTAGTCCAACAGTGAATACTAAGAGTGCAATTCCAAACGTTGCGTTAGGATCTGCGTTGAAATGTGGAATGATTGCGTTACATTTACTCCACGTCCCTGGAAGTGTGTAGACGTTAGGACAAGTTGCTAGAAACATAAATTTTAAATACTATCTTCATTATACAGGAGACTATGCGTTTGTCAAATGTAAATTTGAGAAATCTCCATCTTTTTTAAATTCAACCGTACGATCGAAGCGGTCGATTAGGACTTCACCTTTGTGTGAAATCACAAACAAGTTAGTGTTGTCCAACTTGTTCTTTAATATCTTCATCAATTCATCGGTAGCAGACTGATCAAGGGATGAGTCAAACACTTCATCAAGAATGAGTAGGTTAGTTGCTACACTATTTTTAAGTTGAGCAACTTCTCTCCATGTAAACAGTAGTGCTAGGTCAATCTTTTGCTTTTCACCCTCAGAGAATGAGGAGTATGTAAAGTCATCACGGAATCGTGATAGGATCTTCTCAGTAAAATTATCATCTAGTGTGAAATTTATAAAGAAGTCCATGCTATGAAGATATTTATTAATCCTAGCATTGATTAGTGGAATGAACTTAGCAATAATTTTTGTTTTGATACCACCGTCCTTTAATAACTCTCCTACAATTTTAAGATAGTTGTTCTGAGTGTTGACCTTGGCACAGTCTTCTTTCTTTTCTTTGAGTTTAGTTTCTATGCGTACCAACTCTTGTTTCTCACTCTCTAAGTTAGATGTATCACTACCAACCTCAGTTAGTATCTCAGTATTCTCTTTGAGTAGTTTAGTTTCCTCATGGGTCAATGCTTGTATCTCATATCTAAACCCATTGATCTCTTCTGATTTCTTCCTGAGTTCTTTTACAGTAGAAGAAAGGTTCTTAATCTCATCAGTGATCTTTCTAGATCCTTCCAATAGTTCTACTGTCTTATCGTCCAGAATCTTTATCTTCTGTTGCTTAAACTCTTCACTAATATCTTGGGTACAGGTGGGACATGTATGATTGCTATTAAAGAAATCCATCTCCTTACGAGAGTTCTCATAGCGTTGCTTGATCTTGGTACGCATTTCTTTAAACTTCTCATGCTTATCAACAGCGCGATCTAGTTTTAATATCTCAGGTTCCAGATCATTACAATTCTTGTCTAGTTGTTTGACTCTGCTTTTTATTTCAAGCATACGTTTTTCATTAGTATCAAACTTCTTCTGCTTCCTTTCCATCTGTGTAGTATCAACCTTTTCTAGGTTCTCGATATTACGGATTTGCATATCAACTTTCTGTTGTGCAATATCCATTTCATACTCACATGATCTCTGCTCATCCTTGATCTCTTTGACTCTCTCCTTCAATAGAGTATTCATCTGAGAGAAGATCTGGATGTCTAGTATATCTTCTATAACATCTCTTCTATTAGGACCAGTCAACTGCATGAAAGGAACGAAGGTACTACTACCAAGTATCACCACCTGTGTGAATGACTTGTAGTTCAGTTTCAATACAGATTGTTCTAGAAATTTCTGGTCATCAGCAACAGATGCATTTGCATCATACAGTTCTCCATTACGATATATCTTAAAGACGGAGGGTTTCATACCCCTGACGACATTATATTTTACACTACCAATATTAAAATCTATCTCTACTATACATTCTTTTTCATTTACTGTATTGATTAACTGACTCTTACTGATCTTACGGAATGGTTTTGCAAACAGACCAAAACAAAGAGCATCAAGAAGTGTACTCTTGCCTGCTCCATTATTACCTACAATTAATGTAGACGCAGTATCATTCAGATGGATTTCAGTAAACTGTTGTCCAGTGGACAATAGGTTCTTCCATCTAATCTTTTCAAAAACAATCATTTAGTCAGAATCACTTGGGGGATAAACAATATCAGTTGGTTTTATTACAGTATAAACATATCCGAAGGATGCACAATTATCTTTTACCTGTTGCTCTTCACAGTGTGTTATTTCTAATTCTCTCTCATAGTCTGCTGCGATCAGATATTCGTGGTATCTAATGGCATCATCCTCCTCTTGAAAGAGTTGGACAACACGTTCTGTGATGGTGTCATCCTTTACAGCATACACCCCTCCGCTTGCTTTGTCAACTAATACAAACATTAAACTCTTTGTGCTTCTACATATAAAGATTTAAGTATACCAAAGACCTCATCCTTATGATCGACCTCTGCAACGCATTTGTTTAGGATGGATAAAGTATCTTCTGTTTCTATTGTATCGTCTACATCGTCATACACAATGAATGTGTCTTCGATAATTTTTAGGTCTGCTGGATTTGATTGTAGAATCATGCCGAGTTTAGTATCGAATAGAAGTTGATCTTCTTTCTTCTCAACAATTAATTTTACATACGTTCCATTCAGAGACTGATAATCAATAGGAGCAGTTTCACGATCCCTATAATATATCTTGTTAAACATATTATTAGGATTCTTAATGAATGTCAGTTTCTTAGTCTTAGTATTTAGTGTGTGGAATCCTCGCTCAGTACCAAAGTCATTCCAGTATAGTTGATATGGATTACCTAGGTAATTGGTATTGCCCTTGGTTGATTTGTGATGATAGTGTCCTGAGCAGACTAAATCAAACTTCTCAAACTGTGTAGGATCGTCTCCATGATCCATAGTATATCCAGGGATAGGATCAAACTGACTGAGTTCCAGATGTCCTAGACATACGGTACTCTTAGAATCTTCTATGCTCTGTTTCCACTTATCAGTATTGGCATCACACCTCCATGGTAACATTAGAATATCCAGACCACCTATGTTAATATCCTGTGGTTCATCGACTATTGTAATGTTATCGTAATCTTCTAGTATTAACTCAGGACTGTTAACCTTTAAAGTATTCTTATAATAGATGTCATGATTACCTATGATCATCCACATATGGATACCACGATCCCTGATAGGATCAAACCACATATCCTTAGCAGCATCGAGAGACGAATAGTTTATAGACTTTCGTTTGTCAAATGTATCGCCAAGATTTACTATGTGGGTAATCTTATTCTTATCAATGTATGGTAGTACAGTCTTCTCGTAGAATCTACGATACTGCTCAATGTATGCAGGACTATCATTTCTTACACCGAAGTGTTGATCAGTTATCAGGAGCAGTTTCATAAAGTCTATCAAATGTATCGTAAAGTGTACCGTAGTGTTTAAACATGCGGTCACCCGCTATAAAGTTTCTCTGTCTTTTATGCAGAGCATCAGCAATTAATTTGTAATCCTGTTTGGTTAGGGATGATAGTTGCATTATTTGTATCGAGTGTTTGTTTCTACTCTGTTCTTGATATAGTTCAAGTCAGCGGAGTTATCGTGGTCATCTGAATGGAAGACCTCCTCATAACCTTTACGTTCGAGGATCTTTTCACGAATTGCTTGCTGTCGCTTTTCTTTTGCAATACGTCTTAGATATGCATAGTACACTATTTGTGTAAAATATGCAAATGGGTTTGAGGATTTGTCAGGATCAAAGTTATGAATGTATTGAATACAGTTTTCAATACCATCACCTATCATATCCTCTCGATACATGTAGTTGATAAAGTTTGGACGATAAGAAAGATGAGTTGCTATTTTAAGAAAACAATCTCCAATATAGTTTGATACTCTTGGTTTAGGTTCTTCTTTTTCTTTTGCCTCTTGACATTGATTACGATAGATAGTAATTGCTTCTAGAAACTTTTTGTTATCTACATAATGCTCTTTCTTCTTGGTCGATTTACGGGGCATAATAACCTGTTCGGTTGTACTTATAATAACATATAAACACAAAAGATGCCAGGGGGTTGACAAGATGTGTGATTTTGTGTACAGTTAACACTGTAAGGGTTCAAAGGGCAGTTATTGGTCCTTAGGTAATTGACGACTCTGATATATTCTTTCTAATAAATGTCTTGATGCTTCTACCTTTCCGAGCAATCCCATAGATGCGTTCATTGGAACTTCTCTTTCTTTCTCTGGTAGTTTTTGAATTTCTTTTCTGACCCATCTTTTATACATCATCACCGCTTCTGGTGACATGGGTGCTAGTGTCATTATATCTTTCTCACCTAACACATAGAAATCTTCGTCGCTGAAATTCATCCATTTGATGAATCCCATAGCAACCTTCTGCTCTTTTGCAGATTCTGTTATAGGTGTTGACACATCAACAATCTTTGTCTTAGCAGGATGTTGTATGAAAATTAGATCCGTGTTCGTTTCTGGATCCTCTGTCACAATAATCTCGCCAAGTATCTCATCACCTATGGAAAGTTTACATACTCCATAAAATTGTTCGTCGTGTCGAATGTAGTTAATCATTTAATTTGATCTCCTTGATTTCGTAATTGAAAGATTCTTCATTGTATATCTTAATTCGTTCATCAAGATGTCTAATAGTATAGTTCTTTTTAGATCCACGAGCACAGTTGTCTGCTATATCATATAGAGTTGCTTGTGCTTTGTTATCACCCTTACGAAGGACACGTCCAATAGATTGAAGGTTACGAACCCTCGACTTAGATGGACTTGCAAAAATTACATTATGTAAGTTCCTAATATTGATACCAGTAGAGAAAGTCCCATAAGACGCAAGAATGATCGCGTCCTTTTCTTTCTCGCAAACCGTGCGTGCTTCCTCCCTGTCATACGCATCAATACCACCATGTATAAAGAAGACTTTACGTCCCTCT